GCGTCGATCAGTAAGAACCTTGGCCCAACTGACAACCGTTGTGCCTGGTTGACTCCTGACTCCGTGGTTGAGTTTAACGATGCTACCAAAGGGCTGTTCCAGTCCAGCGGTAATATCAAACAACAATACCGTGAAGGCATGATGGGTCGCACTGGTGGCTTTGATGTGTATGAAAATACGCTGATTCCGTCACATACCCGTGGTTCCTTGGCAGGTACTCCCGTAACCAACGGTGCTGCCTTGGGTGTTTCCACTACAGCTAACTCCTGGTCTGCCACTACTGACCTTGCAGTTGATGGCGCTACTTCCGGTACAACCGTGAAGGCTGGCGATGTCATTACGCTGTCCGGGGTATATGACGTTCACCCTGAATCCAAAACCAACACTGGGCAACTGAAGAAATTCGTTGCACAGGAAGATGTCACCCTGACCACTGCGGCTACCTCCTACACAGTTACAGTCAAGCCTGCTCTGATCTACGGATCAGGCAATGCTTATCAAAACTGTACCTTGTCTGGTGTGGCTAACACTGACGGCCTGACAGTAACGCCATTTGGTGTTGCTTCGACCGCCTACGGTCAGAACATCTTTGCCCATAAAGACGCTTTCGTATTCGCTACTGCGGATTTGATGGACGTGTCTGAATATGGCGCATGGGGCGCTCGTGAAACTATGGATGGCATCTCTATGCGGATCGCCAAGCAATACGATATTACTAACGATGCTATGCCGTGTCGTCTGGATATTCTGTACGGCTTTGCTGATCTGTACCCGGAGCTTGCCACTCGTGGCTTCTACGCACTGTCCTAAGAGGTTTTAAGGTTTTGGCGGGTCGGGACTCCCTCACCCCAATGGCCTTCGGGTGGCCCGCCATCTTTATTGAGGGAATCAATAATGAGCAAGAAAAAGCTGGGCAAAAAGCCCGCTATAAGCGTTTACGTTGCTACCCCTGCCTATGATGGCAAGGTAGACACCGATTACGCTGTATCACTGGCTGAAAGCTCTATTTTAGCCACAGGAATGGGTATACAAGTAACCGCTGCTGTCATGGGCAATGGCGCGTTTATTGACTTGGCCCGCAATACCTTTGTGCAAATGTTTTTAGAAACAGATTGCACACACTTATTCTTTATCGACGCTGATCTGAAATGGGAAGCAAGAGCCTTTCTGGGGCTGGTGACTTCTGGTAAGCCTGTTGTGGCTGGCATGTATCGCCGTAGACAGGAGCCAGAAGAATATCCGGTTAAGTATCGGGAGGCAGATGAAGGCGGCTTAAATGTCGTCGAGGGCGGCTGGGTGGAATGTGAACGTGTCCCAACCGGCTTCCTATGTATCGAGCGCCGAGTTATTGAGGAAATGGCAGCAGAAAGCCAAATGCTCAAGTTACACAATCAAGCACCAACGCCGCGTCTGTTCTACACCCACGTCCTTGAAGATGGGCGCTTTATGGGTGAGGACTTTAGCTGGTGCGATGACTACGTTAAGAAATACGACGAATACATCAAGGTCTGGCCCGACTTCGACTTTACCCACGGTGGGTACAAGTGCAACTGGCATGAGTTTATGAATCGCCAAGTTGAAGCATACGAAGCGGAGGCAGAAGAATGAGCGTAGTAGATTTCAAACCGCAACACGGTTACAAAGAATTGATGCTTGGGTGTGGTGATCTTAGGAAGAAGCGCCTCAAGCCGGAAGATGCCGAAGAAGAATGGCAGAACCTGATCACCCTGGATATGAATCCGGCAGTCAATCCTGATGTGGTTCACGATTTAAACGTCCTTCCGTGGCCTTTTGACGACGATCAGTTTGATGAAATACACGCCTATGAAGTGCTGGAGCATTTGGGCGCTCAGGGCGATTATCAATCATTCTTCGATCACTTTAATGAGATACACAGAATCCTGAAACCGGGCGGCTATCTGCTGGCCTCGACCCCTACCTGGGATGGCATGTGGGCCTGGTCTGATCCCGGTCATAAACGGGTCATCTCGGAGGGGTCGCTGGTGTTTCTCTCACAAGAGAATTACGAGCAGAAAGAGAAAAACTCCACGATGACCGATTACCGCTTTTGTTATAAGGGCGACTTCTCTCTTGAGGGTATCAAAGAGGCTAACGATAGCCTGTACTTTGTCTTGAAGGCCAAAAAATGACACCACTCGGAATAATCAAAGACGCGATGCTGGAAATTGGCGTTTTGCAGTCTGGTGAGTCGCCTACGGATGCGGAGGCAAAAGACTCTCTCGGCAAGTTCAACGATATGCTGTCCAGTGGAGAGCTTGACGGGTTGAACCTTGGGCATGTGACGGCTGGACTCAATACAGAGCTGCCGTTCCCTACGCATCACAGGCAGGCGTTTATGTACAACCTTGCTGTATTGCTGTGCCCCATGTTTGGGGTAAACCCCAATCCGGTAACGGTTCAGATGGCGCAGAACGCGGCTAAGAGCCTTAAAAACTATTACCTCGATATTGCCAATCTACGGACTGATGACGCTATCCACCCTGCTTACTCTCCCAATAGATATTTCCACTAATGATCAGAATACCCACAGCGACCAAAACCGCTAAAGGGCGGGGCATACAGCTCACGGCTGAAAGGCTGGTCAATATGTATGCTGAGCAGGCTCCAGAGGGCGCTAAGTCGCCTATCGTGGTTCACGGTTGCCCAGGATTAACGCTCTTTGGCAGTGTTGGCGAGAAGATCAGGGGCATGTATCGGACTCCGGCAGACGGCAAGTTATACGTCGTCGCTGCCCAGTCGCTATTCTCTATCGCATCTGACGGCAGGGCGACAAATCTCGGCACCATTGCCGGTTTTGGTCGTGTTGGCATGGCTGATAACGGCACAGAATTGTGTATTGTTACCGGCGCAAGAGGGTATATCTACACTGTACTCGACGGGCTGTCTGTTATTGATGACCGAGACTTTCCTGGTGCTGATACGGTGACTTTTATTGATGGGTTCTTTGTCTTTAACAACCGATCAAATGGTGAGAAGGGTCAGTTTTTCATCTCCGATCTGCTGGATGGGACTACCTATGATGCCCTGGACTTTGCCACAGCAGAGCGTTATCCCGACAATCTTACCAGGGTGTTTGCCGATCACTCTGAATTACTGTTATTTGGCGATGAATCCATAGAGGTCTGGTTTAACGCTGGCAATGCCGATTTCCCATTTTCTCGCGCTCAAGGCTCGGTGATCGAGCAGGGATTAGGTGCAAGGTGGACGGTTGCCAAGGTTGACGAGTCGGTATTCTGGCTCGATCAGGAAGGCATTGTAAGAAGGCTACAGGGGCAAACCCCATTAAGAATATCCACCCATGCCATTGAAAACGCCATTTCAAGGGGCGATTGGACTAATGCAACGGCCTATTCCTACACCGATGAAGGCCACCAGTTTTATTGTCTGACTATCCCGGCGGCGAATCTCCAGCAAACAGCGGGGACGTATTGCTATGACGCTGCCACCGGCCTATGGCACGAGCGCCAATCCTATGAAATGGATCATTCACGGGTGGGATTCTATACCCGCGCCTTCGGCAAGCATATTGTCGGTGATATAGACAACGGCAACCTTTACGAAATGTCGCTTGATTTCTATGACGAAAACGGTGTGGCGCTCATTTCCGAAATGGTGTTTCCGCAAATCCAGAATGACGGCGATAGGTTTATTGTCAGCAAACTTCAGCTTGATATTGCTTCTGGTGATGCGAGCCGAACGGTCAATAGTACCATTACCTTTGGTGGTGGGGATTGGACACAGAGAACGTCCGCATTTGGCACAACAGAAATTGCCGAGATTGGAGCGGGCAACGGAGTCTTGATTGCCGCTGGGTATTCCGGCAAGGCATCTCGGTCTGTAGATGATGGCGTTACCTGGTCGTCACTCTCCCCAGGTTTTGGGTCAACCACTATTGCTGATGCAAGGTATGGCGGTGGTATTTGGTTGCTATCCGGGTTTGATGGGAAACGATCCAGGTCGATAGACAACGGAACCACATGGACTGCGCTATCCGTGGGGCAGGAAAAAAATATCTGGTCAGCCGATTACGCCAATGGTCTATGGGTCTGCTGTGGGGAGGATGGGCTAGTAGAGACATCTCCTGATGCCTTGACGTGGACAAATCGAAACATATCAGGGGCAAGCGGCAATCTTTACTGGGTCAATCGTGGTGACAGCCTATGGGTTGCTGTTGGCGATGGTGGGGATTTGTTTTCTTCTCCTGATGCTATTACTTGGACGCAGCGGACAAGCTCGTTTGGTTCGACGATCATCAATACCGTCGATTATGGCGATGGGTTGTGGGTTGCTGCGGGGTATAGCGGAAAACTGGCAACGTCTACGGATGGAATAAACTGGACGCAGCGGACAAGCTCGTTTGGTTCGACGGAGATAAGAGAAGTCGCCTATGGGGACGGCCTCTGGATTGCTGCCGGTGATGAAGGAAAGATTGCGTCATCGCCAGACGGTGTAAATTGGACGCAGGTTGATGATTCATCCTTTGGCAGCACTTTGATCAGCGGAATTACTTACGCTGAAAGAACATTTGTTGCTTGTGGTCGCTCTGGAAAGCTCGCTACATTGTCGGGGGTTGGTGTTACCTCGGAGTCTATCTTTGAGGGTGATCCAGAAATAATGCTCGATGTGTCCGGCAATACAAGAACCTTCGATATGACACAGGGCTGGAGGTCTATGGGTAAGCGTGGTGAATACGATACCCGTGTGATCTGGCGCAGATTGGGCCAGCACCGATCCTTTACCCCACGGCTGGCTATTTCCTCTCCTGTTAAGCGGGCTGTATTCGCTGCCTATGCTGAAATCGAGCCGTGTAAATGACAGACGTATTCTTTAATGGCAGGCGCTGGCGTGAGTTTGTCGGTGAACAAGAGGTTAAATTCCTTGAGTCGCTTTACCAAAGAACCGGGGGAGCGCCGGAGCCGACACAGAACCTAACGGAAGTCTCAAACACTGTCACCAATCTTGAGGGG